CAGAATTTCCGGGAAAGCATCCAATTCGGTACCTTGTACAACCCCAACAACTCGCATCGCCAGAGTGTTTGTGCTGGCCAAAGATGCCCCGTTAGTGCCGACAACCAAATTTACGCCAGAGTTACCGGTGGTGGTACTGCCGGCAGTTCCAAAACCCAAAGCCGCATTTTTTCCAATTGCACCGTTAGCGCCGTTGGTCAAAGTACCAAAAGCAGCGGTACCCTGAATCTGAAACACAAGATCAGGATCATCAGCGACAACGATAAAAACATCCGTATATCCGCCGGTGATGGCGTTAGCAGGCAAAAACTGCGCCCAATTAGCTTGTCTTGTAGCAGGGTTCGTATAACGTACACCCAAACACACGCCCACAATACCTGCCGTAGTACCAGCGGTGGGGGTGGCACTGAGGGCTGCTGGATTACCGGCTGCCGACAACTGAATAACATCGCCGTTATAGATGGCAGCTGTGTTATTGGTAGATAGTCTTATATCGCGGGTAGCACCTGCATAAGTTTGCCCACCAATTAAATTTACGGGTTTCAACCCATAAGGAGAAGCAATTGAGGCCATTTAATATTCCTAGTTAAGTACCATTTCCAAACCCGACGCCACGAGTCGTTGAAGTTTTCTTCTCAGAGAATAGCGGCATACGGGCATCACTGTTTCGCATGAAGCTGTTATCAACAGACTCCATTTGCGCTCTGGCTTGATTTTCGTAAAATTCTGCACGCGCTTGGGCACGTTCTTTTGGCATCTTGCAAAGCATCAAACCGCCAATTTCAACATTTCCGTTTTTACTGCCAGCAAGCATTAACTCGGGATGATCCGATGCCTTTACAGGCTCCCAACCTTCACGAAGTTTTTTCGACATGTTCGTAGGATCAGCTTGTCCTAAAACATGTGTAGCAACCCAGTGATAAACATATCCGGGCTCAGGCGTGGGATCAGGTAAAGTGCTTGGAGGGGTGTAAGTCACTCGGGTAGTTTTTTCGCGTGATACAAGTTCACGAGGAATACGAGGTTCAGCCATTTTTATTTCTCCGCTTTTGAAATTTTTACAATTTCAGCCGCATACTGTTGAGGGGTTAGTTTGAACTTTCGAGCCAATGCAACTTGCGTCTCTGTAAGCTGAACTTTTTTAACACCTGCTGAGCGTGTTCCAGGTGCTACCACTGTAGCAGGCCGCTTGGAGCCTTCAGTTCTGACTGTAGACCCGAAGAAGTCCGGGAATGCCGAACGCATACGAGCATCGATCTGCTCGAAATAATCGTCTGAGCGAGGGTCAACCCCCGAGTTCACCAGCTTTTGATGCAGCCCTAGTGCAAGGCTTGTCATGTCTTCCTGTCCAACTGCCCCAAACCACTGGTTTTTTGCCTGCCAGCGCAGTGTCTTTTCATCGATTTGCTGCTCTTGTCGAACTGGTTGACTAGTTTGTACCGTATTTTCTACGTTTTGTAAAGCATTATTTTTAATATATTGCGCCTGCTGCAAACGCATTCTAGCGTCGGAAAGCTCTTCTTGAGCTTGAATAATTGCATCAGTATCAAACGCTTCATGTGCCGCTTTAAGTTTGCTGCGAGCATTTTCCAAAACCATTGATGCCGCAGAGGTCTCAGTTTCGGCATATTGCTTTGCGCCTTCACTATACTGCTGCTTTAGTTTCCGGTTTTCTTCAATAAGTACCTGCGCAACTCGTTCAAGCTCTTGCTTTTCACGAAGCGTAGTTTCTTTTGCACGACGTTCATCGTGTCGTGCATGTGTTAACTCTTTTATGCGTTTTTTAACACCTTCTGAATACGTGTTAAGTTCTTCATCAGATGGATCGGCCACATCCCTATCAAGCGGTTTACGACCGCGATCTTTTTCAGGGACATCGCTGACAATCTCGACTTCAAAATCAGTATCGGTTTCAGAAGTGTCGTTTTGATTTTCTGCGTCGGGGAATTTGTAACTGTCCATATTGGTGTCTCCTTACATGGCAACGCGGCTGATTCCGCGAGGGTCTTCAACTACAGCATCAATCTGATCATCGTTAAGTAGTCGAAACTCTTTTCCGTAGATTTTGAATCGTGTGCCAGAGTAAGTTCTCACCAGTACAAAATCGCCTGCTTTACACCACGCGCCAGAGGGGAACTTTGTCGAATCTTTATAGGCATCAGGGCCTACCTTAAGAACAAACAACACGGTAGTACCATGTTCTTCACTACGCATGAACGAATCAGATTTCACAATAGCTGAGTTTTCAAACGTATCTGAGACGTCTGGAACTACGCACAACACCTTATACCCTGTAGGTTCCGGGAGTTGGTTAGCCTTCCGTTCTTGCGGAATGTCTTCTGGTGTATCTGTAGGTTGAATGATATGTGGCAGGCTTATGCCCGGAGGCAGAACGATTTTACTCATCTGATTGTTCAACTTTCTCTAGCAGGGCCAGTAGGTGAGACTCCGCAGTCGCTAGGCCGTGAATCACGCCGCAGAGTTTTTGATACTCGTCAAAAGACCGACACACCCCACCTGCAATGTCATCGGCATAGTTATTCATATCGGTGCGTATTTTATCGCGCAATACACGTGCAAAATCTTTAATCATTTGCTACCCGGTTTATTTTGTTGACGAAGTGCTGCCTGTTGAGCAACACGGGCCTGCTCTTTACTTTTGGCAATATCTATACCCATGCGCACACCTTCACGCTGTTGCTGCGCGTTCAGTATTTCGCGCTTATGCTCGAGGTCTTTTGTGGCTTTAAGCAACTCAAGCTCTGAAGTATTCTCCATTCGCTCGCGCTCTATATCAATCTTGTCTGCTTGTGCCGCAGCATCAATAGTTATTTTCTTCTCCTTAAGTTCAAGCTCCTTGGCACGTAGTTGCAACTCTTGTTGCTGCATCTGTATTACAGGGTCTTGGGCTTGTTGCTGTGCCTGTTGTTGAGCAACCATTGCCTGATTGTTCTGTAATACCTGTTGTGCAGCCTGCGCCATCATTCCGCTGATTGCCATCTCGACTTGCGGTGGCAGGTTTTCTTCTTCTGGAGGCAGTGCCATACCAAGTTGCTGCTCAATCTTCTGGCGGTAAGCATAACCGACGTGTTCTGCAATGTGGGCCTGCATCGCCCCCATCATTGCTTGCGCCTGTGGGTTTTGGCCAAGCATCTGCATAATAAGTGGGTCTTGCATTGCGGCCATGTGAACACGGATATGAGACTCATGATCTTGGTGCAAGAATGCTTTGAGTGGCTTACCTTTGAGAACATTTACATTCTCTGTCACGGGGTCTGTCGGCTTGCGATCTTCCGGCAGTGCCACAAGTTTTTCAGCGTTTTTAATCCCTAAAACCTCAAGCATTCCTCGATGGAGCTGCGGAAGGTCGTATATCTGCGGTGCGCTCTGAGCAAGCTGGATGACTGCTTGGTACTGCACGACTCGCTGCGCCAGAGTTGTCGCGTTGGGGTCGGATACCGGGATAATATCTACATGCTCAAAGTCCTCTTTACGTGCGGCGGCGCGTCCGGTTTCGGGCTGGTAGCTGTAGCTGCCATCTGCGTAATCCGCAATAATTTCTTTAAGCAGCTTTAACTCCTGCTTCAGCGCCTCATGCACACGCGCTTGTACTGCTGTCATCACCTTAAGCTGGCGTTCCAACAGTGCCAAAGTGGTGCCCACTGGTGCCTGCGCTGACATATCGCTGATCTGCATATCCGCAGTAGCAGCAAACCTCCGACCCTCTTCAACAATGGTGTTCAGCAGGTTATACAGCGTTCCGCTAGGCTCTTTGTAAGGTAGGGGCAGGATACTGTCCCGAATAGACCCGGAACCAGTGTCAACGTCTCTCCACTCACCGGGAGCAATGGGCGTATCGTCGCCTTTAATCCGCAACCCTCTGGATTTAAGCCCGCCTGGCAGGTTTGACAGAGTACCGGCGTCAACCAACTGCCGCATGATGGACGTTGCCGATTTTGCAAAGCCGCCAATAAGGTGGAACAATCCGAACCCATAAGCTCCGAAACCGGGTATGTAGTTATACTGTACAAAATGTTGACGACGCAATTTTAAGTCATCTTCTTCTCGCCAATTACGGCGGATTGACAAAACTGTGTTCGTCCCTCTAATCAGTGTGACAACGTATGGCAGCGCAATACCTGTAGGCGTCCCATTTTCCGCATGCTCATGACCGGGCAAGTCCAGGTCTACGCAGCATTCATACAAAACAAATCGTTCGTCGTTAAGATCACTGAACCCCGTCTCGTCGTCTTTAGCTTTCTGAATATCGTCTTTGGTGTTTTCAGGCTCGCCAATATCAACGTCTCGATAAAATCCTGCGTGTTGTAGTTTTATCAATTCATTTTTTGTCTTACGCATCACATGCGTAACGCGGTGGGAACTGCGAGCATCGGCCACACCGTAGGGTAACAATATGTCTTCTGCCGGGATGAATACCGACACAGGCCTGTCAAAGCTAGGATCAAAGTAAACCTTCTTAAATGCTGCGCCTGTAGCGGGTAGGTTCCACAGCATTCGTTCATGCTCAGCTCTAAACTCGGGCATACGCTCGGTAAGCTGGTAATTCATATCCTCAACAACGCGGTTGGCTGCTTCGTTCTTTTCAGGCGTTTCTTTTCCGATAATTTTAGCTTTTACAGGCCCCGAAGCTGGAAAAGTTTCTGTTATAGTTTCACTTTGGAACCGCACAACGGCTTCAGTAATCATGGGATGGAACACGCCACAAGCGCCGTTCCAAGGCTCTGTTCGCTCTTCATACTTAAGACCGAGTAACTTTAACCCGTCTACATAGGCACGTTCCCAATCTTTACGGCTGTTCCTGTCGTTCTGAATGTCTGAATCAAGCTCTGAAGCAATTACCTGAAGTTTGCCGTCGTCTATAAACTCGGCAAGGTTTGCGTTAAAGTCTTCTGACGTAGGCTCTTCTTTTCCAAGGCTTATTTCAAGACCACCGATTCCGATATTTACTTCTTCAGGATCAACAATTTCAATCTCAATAGGTTCTATGCCTTCTGCACTGTCGGCCAGCCCTTGCGGGGCTTGGTACAGGCTTTTATCCATGTAGTTCGGCGTCATATAATTACCTAATTTTTAATAGTATCCGCTTGTTTTTCTCTTAAAAAACTGCGGCTCGTCGCCACGGTCAGATGATAGCGACACAAAACCTCCGCGTCTATAACGGGCTAAGGCCATTGAACAGCAATTGTGAACCAAAATCCCGTTAGCATAAAAACACTGTGCATCCTCAACCGTTAGATTAAATACTTTCCGCTTTTCGTTTGTTGGCTCGATAGTTTCTACAGACGCACGTCTGGCTACAAAATCGAGCTGTTCGTACGAGCGCTGTGAACGGAGTTTTACACATTTCGCAAACAAACTGATAAGGATTTTTCTTGCGGTTTTCCCAAGCCGCAGCCCGCGCGAGATAACCAGCTCCACCTGCCCGAAAGTTTTTTGATGAGACCTCGGAGTGCCAGCGGCGACCATCTTCACTGGAATGCCATGC